AGTAGTTACTCTCAATGGATTTACATAAAAACCTGAACTTGTTGTATTTAAAACAGTTCCACTTGCATTTAAACTTATACTATTTTGATTAGTTGCATTTGCAAGAGTTCCAATTGAGATACTGTACGTTCCTTGTGTTGATACACCTGCTTGATAACCAATCGCAACTGACCCAATTTGTTGACTATTTTGACCTGCGTTACTACCAATAGCAACTGCGTTTTGCGATTGTCTATACTTTCCAGATTGATATCCAATTGCAACTGAATATGGACCTTGAGTTGTGTGTCCAGCATTATTACCAATTGCAATTGCATTTGTACCTTGTGTTGATGCACCTGCTAGATAACCTACTGATATTGCACCAAATCTTTGATAAGTACTTCCTGCATTATATCCTATACTTACTGAACTTGACGCAGGTGAATATTGTCCAGCACCGTATCCAATATCAACTGAATAAATTGGAATATTTACAGTTGATCCACCACCTGAGTCAGATCCCATGCTTACTGAATAATTAGAACTACTCCCAGGAACCCAATTTCCAAGTGGTCCTGATGGATTAACTACACTCGGGTCCCAATATAAATAATTTCCAAATTGAGATCCACTTGGTAAACCTGTTCCACCTCCACCTCCTCCAGGGGTATATTGAGAATATGATACTTCAAATGTATTTAAATCATATTGTAAAAGAAATGGAGATATTTGATTGGTACCCAAAGATATTGGATTGACGTATAAACCACTTGACAAAGGATTTAAAATACCCCCATTTGCATTTAAAATAATACTATTTGCTGGTTGATCACTCACACCTGCCTGATAACCTATTGCAATTGCATTTGTACCTTGTCCAGTAAATCCAGCTTGATAACCAATAGATACAGCACCAAGTCCTTGTAATTTTTGACCTGAATTACTTCCTATTGCAACTGAATTCATACCTTGATTTGTTTGTCCAGCTAAATAACCAATTGCAACTGAATTTAAACCTTGAGTTGTTTGGCCAGCATAACTACCTATTGCAACTGAATTTGTTCCTTGAAAGTTTTGACCACTTTGATAACCAATTGAAACTGAATTTAAATATTGATTTGTTTGCCCAGATTGATACCCAATAGAAATTGAATTATCGTCTTGATTATATTGTCCAGCCTGGTATCCGAGTGCAACTGAACCAATTCCTTGACCAGCTGTATTACTTTCTATAGTAATATTTTCTGGAAAAGTACCTAAATAACGTCCTTGTCCAGCCTGGTATCCAATTGCAACTGAACTATTCCCCTGAGATACCATTCCAGCATAACTACCTATAGCAATTGAGCTACTATTTTGAGCTGCATAACCAGAAAAATATCCAAATGCGATACTATCACTTAGCTGTGGTTTAAAATCTGGATCACCTGAAATTATTGACCCATGTCCAGAATAATATCCAATACTTAAGCTATTTATACCTTGATCTTGAAATCCAGCTAAACTTCCTATGGCAATTGCATTTATATTTTGTCCAGTGTATCCTGCCGATATACCAACTGATATACTATTATCTGATTGATTATATTGTCCCGCAAAGTTTCCCATAGCAACGGAATTATTTCCTTGTGTAAATTCACCAGCGTTACTTCCAATCGCAACTGAATTTGTACCTTGAAATTGTTTACCTGCTTGATATCCAATTGCAATACTATTTGTACCTTGATTTGTTTGACCAGCATATGCACCAATAGATATGCTATTATCTGGTTGATTATATTGTCCCGCAGAGTATCCCACTGCAATTGTATTATGACCTTGTAAAGTATAACCTGCATTAACGCCATGTGCAATACTACCAGTACCTTGAAACCAATAACCAGCTGACACGCCAATTGCAATAGAACTTGTACCTTGAAATTGGTATCCTGCATTATTTCCAATTGCAATAGTTTCATTATTTTGTCTATCATATCCTGCATTCTTTCCAATTGCGATTGCTCCATCCGATCCATTTGTATATTGAGAATTATAACCAATTGCAATTGCATAACTACCTTGAAACCAATAACCTGCATTGTCACCAATAGAGACTGAACTTTCTCCTTGCCATGGGTTCTCATTAACTCCAGTACCAGGTATTGTATTTCCACATGCATTATTTCCAATAGCGATACTATTGGCCCCCTGTGAAACCACGGCAGCATTGTATCCAATTGCTATAGAATTTTGTTGCTGATTTGTTTGAGCTGCATATGTTCCAAATGCTATACTATTCGTTCCTTGATTTAGCTGACCTGCATTGATACCAATTGAAATTGCATTGGTGCCTTGAAGAGATTGTCCTGCATAAAATCCCATAGCTATGGCACCAGTTCCTTGTGCTGCTCTATTATCAGGATCACCTGATCCATCTATAGCCCCGTATCCTGCATTATTACCAATTGCTATACAATTTCCACCTTGGTAATTTTGTCCTGCTTGTAATCCAATAGCAATTGAACTTGTTCCCTGACCAGCATAACCAGCAGAATCTCCAATGGCAATTGCTTCAGCATATTGTGGATTATTTGTTATATTAGAACTAGTTGGTGCATTATTATAAAATCCAAATCCAGCATTAAGACCTATAGCAATTGCATTAACACTTTGTGTATTTTGACCAGCATTAGATCCAATTGCAATAGCACCAGAACTTTGATTAGTCGCACCTGCTATGTATCCAATAGCAATTGATTTTTCTCCTTGTGTTAAATTACCAGCTTCAAAACCAATAGCAACTGCACAAGTTCCTTGATCATAATGTCCTGTGGCTATTCCAATAGCAACTGCACCTATACCTTGAGTAAATTCAGCAGCATTAATACCAATAGCAACCGAATTTCCTCCTTGATATAAAGCTCCAGAATTCCAACCAATAGCAACTGAATCATTACTTTGATTAGTTTGACCACTTTGATAACCAATTGCAACTGAATTATATCCTTGTGTAAATTGTCCCGCATTATAACCTATCGCAGTTGAATTTGCATTTTGATTAATTTGCCCGGCATTTGATCCAATTGCAACTGAATTTGCAAAATAGTTATCATTATATGACCCACCTTGTTCGATACTACCAGCATTACTTCCAATACTTACACAATTTATTTTTTGATTAATTTGTCCGGCATTTGACCCAATTGCTACTGAATTACCTCCAGGTACTTCTCCGCCAAGATTATCATAATTGATACCTTGATTTAAACTACCCGCTTGGTAACCAATACTTACTGAACTAATATGTTGATTTGTTTGTCCTGAGTTGGCCCCAATTGAGACACATAACCCTCCATTAATAAGTCCTCCTTGCTGTGAAGCCTGTATTCCTTGATTTACATTACCAGATAAATACCCCAATGCAATACTATTTTGATTTTGATTTATTTGTCCAGCACCTGATCCAAATGCAGCACAATTTGTTTGTTGGCCATAATTTCCTGCAAAACTTCCAAAAGCAACTGAATTCGTTCCTTGATTTCCCTGACCTGATTGATATCCTATAGCAATTGAATTATTTCCTTGATTTGTCTGAGCTGCTTGGAAACCTACCGCAATTGAATAATCTTTTTGATTAATTTCTGCTGCATAATCACCAAACGCTATTGAACCAAAACCTTGATTTAATCTACCAGCGACTCCTCCAATTGCTATGGCACCAGTACTTTGATTAGTTTGTGCAGCGTAATTACCTATTGCAATTGCAGAATATCCTTGTGTAAATGTCCCAGCATTAAAACCTATAGCAATTGCACCAGTACTTTGTTCAGTTTGTCCAGCGTGCATACCAATTGCAATCGCTCCTTCATTTTGAGTCCCTTGTCCTGCATATTGTCCAATTGCTATAGCCCCTGTTTTTTGGTAGAATTGTCCTGCTTTATACCCCATTGCAATTGCATATTCAGAATTATAAAATTGCGCAGGTTGGTATCCAATAGCAATACTATAACTACTTTGTCCAAATTGGCCAGCTTGATATCCAATACTTACAGGGTCAACATTAATAATTAATTTCCCAGTAATCGTTAAGTTAGCTGCATATAAATCATATATATTTACCGACATTTAATAGTTAGCGTTATTTTTTTTTAATAAGATTTAAAATTAAATAATGTTGATTATTAAATGGAACATAGTACGATATTTTCCAAGCTTATATTTAAATATCCCGATAGAGTTCCAGTAATAATACAGAAAGCAACAAATTGTAAAGAACTTTTAGATAATAATAAATATTTAATTCCAAAATTTCTAAATGTTTCTGAAGTAATTTATATAATTAGAAAAAAAATAAAAATAAATGAAAACCATGCTATTTTTATTTTTGTTGGTAAAGGTAGTTCTGCGACGTTAGTACCTTGTAATATGAATATGTTAGATGTTTACAATACATATAAAAATGATGACGGTATTTTATATATAACTTATACTATTGAAAATACATTTGGTTAATCAATTGGATCAATTTCAACTTTTTTTTCTTTTTTTCGTTTAACTTTAATAACCTCTGGTTCAGGTTCAACTTCAATAACCTGTTCAACTTCCGGTTCTTCTTCAGATTCTTCTTCATCTGAATCTAATTCTTCTTCAGAATCTTCCTCTGAATCAAGCTCAAATTCAGATTCAATATTTTCCCAGACTCTTAATTTAATATGTTTATCAGATCCAGATTCATCGAGCTCTTTAATTCTACAATAAATTTTAAGCACCTCTATATTAAACTCAGAAAGTTCCTCGATACTTCCAACATTTCCAAGATCAAGGAGTTCTTCCATCATTCCTAATAATACTGAATCGTAATTTCTAGCAAGTTTAATAACTTTTTTAGATGAAATTTTAAGATTTTCATAATCAAGATCGTAATTTTTTCCAATTAATTTAATAGTTTGTTTTACAAGTTTTTCGGCTGAAGTTTCGCTCATTTTAATTTAATTTAATTTTTTTTTTAAGTTATTTTAACGAATTGTTTAAATTTCTAAGTTATTTATTAACGTTTCTACTTTTATAGAAGATTTGATAAAATTAATAATATCATTGGGGTTTATAAAAGTATTCCCATCTAAAATAATATTATTGTGAACACTGTTATTTATCCACCTTTCATGATAATTATGACATTCTGTTAAATAACTTAATGGAATATTTTCACCTTTTCGGTTACGATGAAGTACACGACTTTCACAAATTTCCGGAGTTGTTTTAATATAAATAATTCCGTCAATATTAATATTAAATTCATTAAACCATCTAAGATAAATAGAATATTCAATATCTTCAATTTTTCCAGAATCATAAAGCATACTTGCAAATATCTCTCGGTCAGTGTAAAGACATCTTTCTGTTATAATTATACTATTTTTTGAATTATTTTTTATTGCCATTTTAATTTGAGAAAGTCTTGTTATATATGCCATCATCTGGAATGAAAAAGCATATTTTTTAGGGTCTGCATAATATTTTTCTAAAATAGTAACTCCAGATGAATCTTTTATTTCATTCCATACATCAACAGGTTCAGGCAAAAATATTAAATTATAATTTTCGATTGTAATATTAGAATTAATTAAGTGATTTATAATAGTTGATTTTCCTGAGCCAATATTTCCATCGATACTAAATATAAACGGGCTCATGTCGTCTTACCTTTATAAGTTACATTCCTTTAAATTCTTTTTCTTTTGGAAGTATGAACATAATCTGGATCTAATTTTGGATTATCACTTTCAGACCAGGATTCAGAACTACTTTCAGATTCAGAACTACTTTCTGATTTAGAATTTTTTTCAGAAAGTAACTTTTTTTTAAAAAAAAATGATAATAAATTAAATGATAATAAATCTTTTGTAATTAATAATAAATCTTTTGTAATTGATATTACTCCATAAGTGGTAAAAAATAAAATAAAATGACCACAATAAAGGTCCATCTTGTTTTATTTTTTAATTATATATTTATTTAAGTTAAATTACATTTTTTTTTAAATTTTTACACATTCATATTTATTTTAATATTATTAGTATCAATATAAGTAGGAATATATTCATCTTTTTTTAAAAAATTTTTTATTTTTGTTGATAAATACTGATAAAGTGTGTATATCATTTTTAATTTATTTACTTTATTTTTTCCGTAAAGGAAAATGGTAACTTTGTAATAAGTGGTACTGGATCAAATGATCCAAATTTTATAAATCCAGGTGCAATAGTAGTTTTATCCATTTTAATTAATTTATCGCATTTGTCTTTAAATCTTTCTTCTTTTTACATAAAAATTATTTAAAAAATCTTCGTCATCTATAAAGTCACGATGTCTTTCTTTACGAATTTTTTCAACAATAGGTATAAAAATTGTGTATGCATTTAATACAATTTTAAGTTTTTTAATTGGGTCGTTTATATTAAGTGATTTTTCAAAATTATCAAAAATAATATTAGCATCACTTTGTAGTTCAGGACCTTGGTCGCTCCAGTCAATTTTTTCAATATATTTCTGTGTAGTTTTATCAATTTGTTCCATGAATTTTTTTAATGATTCTAAAAATTTTGGATAATTTATTATTTCAGCATTTTCAAGTGTATCATCAATAAATCGTAATTTTGAGAAATTTGTTTTAAGTATATCCCATTCTTCATTTGGATCAGTTTCATTTAAATTTTCAAATTTATTAATAACATCGTCAAGTGAATTATCAAAGGAAATAAATGATTCTTTACTTTGATCGGAAACTGCAAATTTTGCCAAACATTCTAAAAGTTCGTCCATAATTTTGCGATTTAAAACCCCTAAAGGGGACACCAAAGTGTTTTTTAAATTTTTTTTTGTTTTTTTAAAGGCTGGGGTAAGTCCTGTTCCATATGAGACACTCCATTTTCAATTTCTATACTATTAAAATCCCAACGTTGTTGAGCGCATCTTTTAGTTTTTACAGAATGACAACATGGACAAAGTACTTGTAAATTACTTAATTCATTTGTACCTCCATGTTTAACTTCGATAATATGATCAATTTCTTTACCACTTTCATCAAATAATCCATTGTTACATTTCCATAGAGGACATATATAACCTTTACACCCAGTTGCAGGATTAAATGGACTATTATCACATTGATCTCGTGTTAACAAAACTCTTTTGATTTGAACATTAATAGTAGTTCTCATTACTGCTTCGCTTTTTAAACCCTACTGGGAATGCCAAAGCATTTTTATTCAATTTTTAAAAATTGTTACGTTCGTTTTCTGGAATTTTATCAATGTTATCCCAGAAAAAATCATTATTTATTTTATACATTCCTTTCCAGTAAGTATAGTATTCTTCATTAATTATATTTTTACCATTAAATTCAATTTTACCACAAAAATCTTGAGAGATTTCATCATATTCAAGAGTTAACTGGAGATCAAATATTCTGCTGATTTTTTTGCAAAAATTTATACAAGGAGTCCATGCTGTATTAAAAACAATATATAATTCTGAACAATCATCAAAATTATTTACATCAAACTCAACTTCGTCCATTGGTACATCCCATTTAGTTCCAAATTCTTTATGATAATCAGTTACATCTGGAATAAATCTATCAAATAACATTTTTTCATTGGTTTCATTTAATTTATCTAAAATTTCCTTAAATGATTTATTTTTTATTATAATTTTATTTTGGCACCAGTCAGGCATATTGCTTTGTAAATCCCAAAAGGAACACCAAAGTGTTTTTATACATTTTATACAAAATTATTTTTGTACAAAATTATTGTACAAAATTGTAATTGCAATTATCAATAATATTATATTATTAGCTGGTGGCGGTAAATTTGGATAAACTAACATTTAATATAAACTAACATTTAATATAAACTAACATTTAATATTTTTATTTTTAAAACCCATAAGGGGAATCCGAAGATTTTTTTTAAAAAGTTTAGATTTGTTGTATTTGTTTGATATATTTATTTAGTTTAGAGAGTTTATTTGCCATAATAATTAGTTTAACCTTAAGATCGGTATTTTCATTAATTAATTGTTGTTTTGACATTTTTTCACGATCCATTTTAAAGTTTTAAACCCACAAGGGAACCCTAAGGTTTTTAAAAAGTACAATTTTATATTTTTTTTATGTAATGTTTAACGATATCATAATTCATTTTATTGTATTTAATGTGATAGTAAAGATTTGATTTAATATATTTACATAAAATTATAGAAAAATCAGTTTCTATAAAAATAGTAAGTATATCATCTCCAAGTGAAAAATTAAAAACATCCTCAATTTTATTAAGTTTTGCAAATAATCTTAAATATAATACACCATCATTAGATCCAAATTGAATTATATTTTCATATGGGATAAATAAATTATTTACGATCATTCCATTATCATATAATATCAAATCGTTAGTACATGATGATTTATATAATGTTTTATTATTACCAAGGATAATAGTTTGAACTTTAAAATTTTTAGAAAATAAAAATAAATTATTTTTAGGTAAAAAATGAAATACAAATTTTATATAACAAGAAAATAAATAATAATTTAAATATAATAACAAGTGTAGTAAACTTTGTTCTTTATTTATTTTTTTAATTGCATTTATAATAATTTGTTTTTCGTTAATTGTAATTTGTTTTTCGTTAATTGTATTTTCCATTTCTTCAATGTTTATAATTATATAACTATTCTTTCTTTGCATACATATTTAAACTATTTTTTAATTCCCAAAGGATTTAAATAAAAAAAAATCTGGTTATTTTGTTGAGATAATAGCTTTTATATTTAAACTTACCTAAAATTTAAGTATTTTTATTTTTTGTAAAAATTAAAGTTCAAATAAAATTCTTGATGGATGATAAAAATATTCAGCTAAACCATGTAATACAAGATCATTTCTAATTCTAGCTGTTTTAATGCGATAACGTTTCCAATAACGTTGAATTATTGAAACTTTAGATATAAAATATTCACAATAAATTATATATTCAATGTGGTTAACTTTTTTTATACTAACAGCATTTAATTTTTTTAAGAAAATGTAAAAGTTATATATGGTACTATTATAACCTTTACCGTTTCTTGATACAATTAATTTATTATTTTCATAACAAGCTAAATATATTTGACGATCATTTTCATAAATGTGGAAAATAACATTATTTAAAAGTAATTTATCAATTTCTTTTAAAATATAAATTGTTTTCATTTAAAAAAAATTGTTTATTTAACCTTTTCAGGAATGCCAAAGCATTTTTAAGTTAACTTTAATTTTATTATATCATCGGAATCAATACAATAAATAAAATTATATTCTTCAAATATTTCATCAAATATTTCTTTTCTTAAATCTGAACAATCCGTTATACAATTTATAAAATTAATTAATTTCCTTTTTGCTCTTTTACTTTTAAAACCCCAAAGGGAACCCGAAGGTTTTTATCGCTTGCGCTTTTAAATTTTAATCTAACGAATTTAAAACGCTGATTACTTTAAATAATAACCATTAATATGCTTTGAAGTATAACAAGATGAAGCATAATGCCCTTCTCTTCCACAGCGAAAACAACAATTATCATCGCTGTCATCACTATCATCACTATCATCACTATCATCACTATCATCACTGTGGTAAATAATTTGTTTTTTATTTTTTGAATTACAATATTTTTCGTGATATTCACATTTTTTTTCTTCTATAAACTCTTTTTCACAATAATCACACTCCCATACTTTTTCATATTTTTTTTGACAATCTTTTGCAAAATGTCCCTCTTTTCCACAAATAAAACATTTATCATTTGTTCCATTACTCATTTGGTATAAAATATCTTTTTGAGATTTGGTTAATTTTATAGAAACAAATGATCCACCACGAACATTATTTATCCCATGTTTATCCATAAAAATTCTTGTATATTTATCTTCATCATAATCATCACAATTAGGTTTAATTTCTAAAACTTTTAATGGTTTATATATTTTAGTCCATGCTGAACCATTTGAATTAAAATGGGTTTCTAACCTAAATTGTGGATTATTTGTTTTTCCAATATAATATTTCCCTTTTTCTAATTGAAGTATGTATATGAAAACCATTAATTTATTTAATTCATTTTTAAACTTTACGGCATTTCTATTTAACCCTTTCGGGTACTGCCGAGACAGATTTAAAATGATTTATTACTAGGTTTTGAATCATAATTTATTTTAACATTTAAAGGTGCATATCCACCTTGACATAGTAAATCACACACTATATTAGTTGTTTCATAATCCGGTTTAGATGCATAGTTAGAAACATAAATATTTACTATATCTATTTCGCTTAATGTATAAATACTGTATTTATTATTTATATGACAAATTGCTCCATCATCCATTAATCCAAGATGTATATATGCTTTTCCTATATTATTAAAACATGAAATAGTACATGAACTAATCTCTGGAAACATTTGTACAGAATTAGAAAATGTCATTAAAACAATTTTTCTAAATGTAATCATATTAATTGATTCACGCGAAGTTAATTTAAATTTTTCAGTAAAAACACAATCATTACTTTCTTCAAACTTATAAGTTTTTAATGCGCTGTAAAAATCTACCATTTTTACTTTTTTAAACCCCGAAAGGAATCCCGAAGGATTTTTAAAAAAATATTTTTTTAAAGTACTTTTACTTTTTTTATTTTATACATAATAATTCGATTTTCAAATAAATAACATTGATAATTTTCACTTTGTTTTAATTTAAAAAATAAATTATAATTTTTAAATTTAACTTCAACTTTAACTTTGAGTTCAGATTTATATGGTTTAAAAGCAGACATTTTATTTTAATTCTTTTACCCCCTTTCAGGGACCTCAAAAGGATTTTAAGTTTTACGTTTTTTTAATGGACTTTCTTTAGTAAATAAATTGATTGTTTCAACAATTTTTTGATTTATATCACTTAAATTTTGATTTATATTATCAATATTGTAAGTATAATCAGGATCATTTATTATAGTTTGAATAAGGTTTATTTTATTTACTAAACAAGCTAAATCAATCATTTTTTTACTTTTAAACCCAGAAAGAAATGCCTAAGCATTTTATTTAAACTTCTTTGGAATTTTTAAGGTATTTTATTTTTTTGTCTTGTTTTTTAAAACCCCGAAGGGAATCCCAAAGGATTTTTAAAAAGAAATTTTTAAGTATAAAGACGAGAACTTGTATTTAATTCAACCTTGAGCTCTCCATTGGCAAACTTAGAAAATAGTTTACTCTTTTCTATGATGTTATCAAAAAGATACTTTGTAAAAAACTTTTCCATAATATTAATAGTAACTTCAATTTCAGAAATATTTTTATAAAAAGTTTCAAAATCAGCTGCGTAATCTGGAAAAAAACGTACAAACATATCTTTAATTTGATCTTTTGTTGCAAATTTAAATTCAATAAAATAATTAATGCGTCTTTTAACTGCATGATCAAGCTCTTGGAGTTTATTTGTAGTCATAAAAACAACAGTGTTTTCAGGAGTGTTAACACCATCTAAAATATTAATAAAACCTGAAAAAGTAAGTTCGGTTTTTTGCCTTCGATCTTCTCCAAATAAAGCATCAACATCTTCAAGGCATACAAAACTATTATCAGGAACGCGTTCAAGTAATTTTAAAAGACAATCATAATCAGTATCAGCATTTATCGTAATATAAGCTAAATTTTTATTAAAATAACCTGCAAGTGTTTTGATAAGTGTTGTTTTACCAGTTCCAGGAACACCGTATAACATATACATTCTTGTATGATTGATGTTTAAACTACGATAACGTTCAATTATTTCAGATTTAAAAAAAGTTGTTATATCATTTAATAATTCACTTTTAACGACACCAGGAAGATAAACAGTATCTATGTCGCGCTTGAGAAGTATTGTACTTTCGCCCCACATACTATGACATGTTTTATATATAATTTGTTTTTCATTAAAACTATTTTTTACAATATAATCAATTGCGGTTGAAATAAATTCAGTTACCGTTAAACCTGTAATAATAAGTTCTGAATATTTAGTAAATGAATAAACTTTCTGTGTATATACTTCTTTCGTTTTAATTTCAAAATGTAAATCAAGGTATTCAAATTCCGGTTCATCAATTAAATAAAAAACTTGTGAAGTATTTTTACAATATTCATCAAATTTTCTTAAAAAAGAATTATCAAGTTTGTAATGAAGGTATTTTAAAATAAATTTATATTCAGATTGATACGATAAAAATGTTACTTTCATTTAACTTTTTAAACCCCGTAAGGAACCTCGAAAGGTTTTTTAAAATTTAAAATTTATGGATAAATAAAACTTTCGTCAGCAATTTTGTTATTTGCATTTATACTAACAGTCCCGATTAAACTATTAGGGCCAAGTTCGTTATAAAATTTATCATACCAAAGATCATTTGTTACAATTTTCCACCCATTAGTCATAGTTATTATCATCTCTGATCCCCCACAACCTTTAAACATATTATTTCGGCGACCATTTTTAAAAATAAAACATTTATGATAACCACCTTCAACTTTAACAAAAAATTCAAAATCATTTAATCTTTTTTAAACCCCGTAGGGAAACCCGAAAGTCAAAATGGATTTTTTTTAAGTTTTTTAAACTGATTTGAGATAATGCTTGATTTCAGGATACTTTTTATTCATTAATTTAACCCATTCTTTACCAATTGAATAAGTAACTGGGCTTCCATTACCACTTGTAAAATTTGAATTCCAGTGAATTTTAAACATTTTTAAATCCACAAAGACAAGCCAAAAACTTTAAATTTATTGATATTTTATTACAAATTCATGCCAGCCAAATAAATGAATATATTGAAAACATTTTATATTAATTTCATATGAATTTTTTTTATGACAATAGCAGCGTATATGTTTAATAGAATTCCAAAATTCGGGAGTTGTATATTGTGGATTTTCAATAAGACACCATAGATTTAAACTATTAAAAAAAATGTAATCATTTATTAAAGATATTCTGAAATATGTATTTTTTATAAATGAAAAATCCCATTTTTCTGGAAAAATTCCATCAAACTTAATAATATCACCAATAGTTTTATCAAAACTTACTTCACTCATTCTTTTTTAAACCCTTTCGGGAACACCAAAGTGTTTTTAAAGTGAAAAGATACTAAAATATTAAAATTTAAATCCAGCTGCTGGACTTGGTGTTGGAATTGGTATTGGAATGGGAATTGGTGCTGAAATTGTATTATTTTTTTTAGGTTCTATTTTTTCTTTATAAGCAAAATGTTTCATCATAATTTTATTAAGTTCATTGGTTTTTTGTTCGACTGCTATTATTTTATCATTTATTACACTTAATCTAAAAATCATATTATCATGTTTTTCACTTAAAAGTATCCGATTTGTTTCTATTTTTAAATTAATCGCATTTATGTTTTCAAGAATATTAGATACCATTTCATTTTTTATTTTAGCGTCATCTTTGAGTGTTTGTAATTCTTTAATTGTATTTTCACAAAACTCAGCCATAAATTCTTGAGTAATGTTTCTATACATTTAAAGTTACTTTAAACCCCGAAGGGAACCCGAAGGTTTTTAAAATTTTTTAAATAGAATTTTTTCTTTTTTTTAAATTAACCCATTCTTTTTTAAATGGATTATAGTTAGATCCAGTAGGTTCAATTGGTTCATAAACATATTTAATTATTTTAATAGTTAATTTTGGAAATTCCATTTTAAACCCTTTCGGGAACACCAAAGTGTTTTTTTAATTTTTTATCTTAGATCTATAAATTTCCAAGAACTAAATTCAATTTTTATTTTTTCAATAATTTCATCGGATTTTGATTTTGGAAACATCCATGCTTTTTTCAATACCAGCCATTTTGCACCAAGAGTTTTAAGAGTATTTCTAAAATTAGGATCAATATAATATCTAATTAAAATTGAATTTTTATATTCTTCTATCAACCATTCATTTTCTTTTAATTTAATATCGTTATTTTCGGAAACAGTTTGGTTGACTTTTTGTTCAAGTTCTTTAAATTTTTGTTCAAGATCTTTAACTTTTTGTTCGAGTTCTTCAACTTTTTGTTCCATTACCGTTTTTAAAACCCCGAAGGGAACCCGAAGGTCGAAAAAAACGTAGTTTTTTTTGCCGCTTAATTTAAGGTTTTTTAAAGTTTTAAATTTTTAACCGTAACGTGAGCGCATAAGACAGTAATCACCCCACAATCATCCATCATTGCTTTAGCAGCAGCGTCAAGTCCTTTTGTAGCCATTACAACCGCCATTGCTTTATTTGCATCATCCATTCCATCTGCTTTGGCATAATTTTCTACACGAGTTTTATCAGCTTCAATAAGTTTTGTGGTTTTAATAACGTTATTCATGATTGTATTTTATTTTTTATTTAAAACTAGATGGAACAAATGGATCATGTATAAACATAAATTTTTTTGGTGTATGTATTGTTTCTTGGTCTCTTGGGACATAATCTTCATCGATACTTTCATCAAGGTAACTAAGATATTTTTCAGAAAAACTTATAGAAAAAGCGCCATTTTCATTTATATTGGATAAAAAAAGAGAATCATAACAATTAAAATCATTTAATTTATTAATTTCATCATTACTTAATATTGGAAATTGATAAACTACATCAGTGTATTTATTTTCTTTTTTTGATAATCTATAGAGTAAAAGTATTTGTTCTTCAAATTTCCAATAATTAGCATCTTTCATTGTTTCCCATAATTTTTCGTCGATTGTGATAAATAAAGTATTCATTACCGCTTCGCTTTAAAACCCCAAAGGGAACCCGAAGGTCAAAAAAACATAGTTTTTTTTTGGTTATTTTTTTAAAGATGTAGTTCGATAAAATTCATGAGTTCTTGGCGTAATTTTTTCTTAAATATTTCAAGTTCGGAAAGTTGAACTGGTTCTTCTTGTAAAACTACATCTTCTTCATAATAATCATCATATATATTTTGAATATATTCAATTGATAAATTAATAGTCATTGTTCTAGCCAAACCAGTTCCACTTGATCGAGGTTCAATATAATTATTTATAGAATATGTATGAAGTCTATGACGCTCAGATGTACTAACATAAGAAGGTAATATAATAGAAACATATTTATATTCTTTTAGTATAGTTTTAATACTACTACGAACCAAGTTAAATATTTCTTTATCAAACCCATTACGGTTTTTGAGCATATTAACTTGCATATGTTCCCATTCTCCCATAACCAACATAGTAGTGTAAGTAGCCATTTTAAACTTTTAGTTCTTTTTAATTGCCTTTTTGCCACCCAAAGGTCTTATGTAATTTTAGTTTTTGTAATTTTTATAATTTTTATTCAAAAAAATAATAAGTATTATTTTTTAAAGTATATTCGTAAATTTCTAAATTTGAACATTTTAAATAAATTATTTTTTTAGTTTGGGGTAATTTTTTAATAATTGAAAAACATTTCTTACTTTGTAACAATTCTTCATTTATTAAACGTCCTTTAAAAATATGAAGTTCTTGATATAACATAATAAGATCAGATGATGTACAATTGGAAATTAATATTTTTATCTGAGTAGCTGGAACTAAAAGTTTATTCTTAATACCATAATTATAAGCAAATTGTATTTCTATTTTATCAACGGGTTTTCTACAATATGGACAATTTGGAGTATTGCAAATCCATGTTTGTATACACTCTTTACAAAAAGAATGATTACAGCTTAATTTTAATGGAGATTTCAATGTATCTAAACAAATAGAACAATGCTCTTTTTCTTTTTTAACTTGGCCATTATGAATATGGCAAAAAGTATGTCCACATTTTATTTTACAACGTCTACCAATTACAGTAATACCGTGGCATCTCATTTAACTATATGTGCCTTTCAAATTCCCAAAGGACTTAAATGCTGTATTTTATTTATTTATTTATATTTTTATATTTTTTATTTTTTTTATTTTTTTGTTGGCTGCGTTTATACGAAACAGGTGAAACAGGTGAAACAGGTGAAACAGGTGAAACAGGTGAAACAGGTGAAACAGGTGAAACAGGTGAAACAGGTGAAACAGGTGAAACAGGTATATTTAATTTTATTTCATTTAAAACAGTTTCTTCTAATAAAAAAGTTTCAGTATCATCAAATTCAAAAAAATTTTGTGTATTCTGAGGAGTAAAAGAAGGAGATAAATAATTTAAATCAGAAACTAACTGTGGTTGTTTTTTTTCGTAACCAGGTGGAGTTTTAATATCAACTGGGGCACTTGGAATAGTTTGAGAAACGAACTGATTTTCATTTTGGAAATAACTGAAATTACGGTTATTTCCAAAATTATATATAGGTATAAAAAGTTCTGGAACAAATTCATAATTCATTTTACTCTTTGATTGGGTTTTTTGTTGTCCAAAGACAAAAGATAAACGTTTACATTTACGTTTTAACGTTTACGTTTTAAATGATTTGTTGTATTTGCATGTAAATATTGTAAAATTGTTGAATATTCTAAAAATATTAAATTATTTTCAATAATAATATTTTTATAAGAATTATAATTTGTTACGAAAAGTGTATTGTTTAAATTATATAAAATTTTGAACATATTATTATAATTTTTATGTTTAGTATAATACATAAAAACACCAGGAATATTTAATTTATCTTCAAGACAAATAAAAATAGAACATATATTTTTAAGAATCTGATCATTTCCTTGATCAAAAATATAATCAACTCCTCCAGGAGGATATCGATGATACTCCATTTTTAAAACCCCTAAGGGAACCCAAAGGTAAAAAAAAGTGGCGCTAAGGTTTTTAAAATTTTTAAATTTAATGCTGTTCACAATAACCATATTTACAATGCCAACACCAGTAAATTGGTTCTAACTTATTTTCACGTGCAAAATCATCTTCATCACGTTCTTCTTGTTTTAATTCATTAAAATTTTTTCGAGAAAGTGTTTTTTGTTGCCATATTTTAAAGTAAACTAAAACGTTCATTTTATCTTTTATTTCTTTTATTTATTTTAAAATTTAAAGTAATTTATTTTTTTGTAAAATAATTTTATTCGTATACAGTCTGAACAAGTCTTTTTAAATTTTTAAAATATTATCACATAAAAATGTAAATTATTTTTAATAAGTAACGTTAACTTCTTCACATTTTTTTTTATGTAATCTGAGCTGTAAATCAAGGCGACCTGGATCTCCTTTAATTTTAAATCCACACATTAATTCAACAGTTCTTATCGTTCCTCCCATATTTCTATTGTTTCCACCCATTAAAATTTTTAAACCCCGAAGGGAACGCCAAGACGTTTTTAGTGTTATTTTATAAATAATAGTTATTAGTTTGTTTATATTCATGTTCTTTACGAACTGTGGCAAGTTGAGATGCTAAACATATGATTGATGATTTAAGTTTAAAATTTTCTTTTCCAAGTTGTAAATTTTCTTTTTCAAGTACTTTTATTTTTTCAATTAAATCAGATTTACCCATCGTTCGACTTTTAAACCCAGAAGGGAAACCCGAAGATTTTTTTTTAATTTGTTTTATTTAAGATAGTCAAATTCGTTTAAATTTACTTCTTTTAAATTTACTTTTAATTTTTTAGGTTTAATTTTGTTAAGTTGTTTAGGTTTTTGTTTTTTTTGTTTAAAAAATTTTTTTGTTTCATTGTGTAATAATTTTATTGGATTAAAACCAAAGCCAATAATTAAATTCATAATATTTTCTTTTTAAACCCAGAAGGGAAATCCGAAGATTTTTTAATTTGTTTTTAATCAAACCATTCAGGCTCTTTGCACTTGTATTCTTCCTTAATTTTTGAACGAACGATTTCAATATGTTTATCGTAGTCTATAAGTTGAATAACGTCTGTAAGAGACCATTTATTAGTTCTTATAGATATAAAAAGTGCGTTAGATATATCTTCAGGTGCATTATTATTAGTACGAACAATTTCTTTTTTAGTGTGATTTATAAAAAAATAAAAATTAGTTATTTTTTGTGAACGTCTTGCCTGAGATTTATCATTGATAATATGATAATAAACTAAGTTTTCAATAACGATTTTTATTTTCATATTAAAAATATGGGAAAGTTCTTCTACATTTTTTCCATCAATATGGTATAAATGGTTAAGATGGTGTTCAAAATCTTGAAAAACAATAGCCATCTTGTTCCTTTTAATACCCCTAAGGGTAGGTCAAAACCCTTTAATTTTTTTATTGCATGTTTTACAAATTTCACAATTTTGAAAATTACTTGGATTTTCAAATAAATCAGGTCGATAAACTACTTTATTAAAATTAACCCATATTTTACAAAGTGCACATTGAATTTTCACCATTGTATTTGAAACTTTTAAACCCTCTAGGGAACCCAAAGGTCGAAAAAAACGTAGTTTTTTTTGCGGCTTGGCGCGCAAGCGCTAAGGTTTTTAAAAATGTCCAAAGTTATTTTAATAACCCATCAAATTTATACAATTTAAATTAGGATTTTTTTTAATTCGAATACGGTTTATTCCATTTATTCTATGCTTTAAATAAATTTTAGGATTAGATTTATTTTCAAGAGTATCTATTAAACACCCCATTGTTAACAAAAATCCAATTGGATGTATAACATCATGTGTGTATTTACTAAACCACCCGCCTTTATAAAGTAAATGGTTCAATTGAATAACATGTTCCATACTTTTAAAAATAGAATAAAATTCTTTATTTACAAGAATTAAATTAGGATAATCTTTTGTGTAACAGTACCTTTTTACAAAATCCATTGCAAAATTTATGTTTTCCATTTTAACCCTTTTGGGAAAAGCCTAAGCTTTTTAAATTTAAGATTTTATTTGGTTCTTCTCCTTTTACCACAAAATTCTTCAATAAATTCATTGTCAACTGTTTCATTCATCTTTTCATTTGCATAATCCTCAACTATATCAACTAATATATGATAACCTTCGAGAACTTTATTTATTTTTTCAAAAGGACAATTGTAATTTAATGAACATTCTAATTTTTCCTTGATTAAAAAATTTGCGTCTTTCAACTCATCATCGCATCCATCCCAATTAATTGTTTTTAAATAACGTTGGTTTATTTTATCAACCTGTTCCATAAAATGAGATAAACTTTTAATAAGTTCGTTGGATGTTTTTAACTTAAATTCCATGGATTTTAAAAAACAAAGTCTGGCAAAAGTTAATTCAAGAATATTCCATTCATCTTGAGAATCGTAGGAACTTAAATTATCAAGTTTATCGATAATTTCATCAATGGTAGTTATTTCTCCAATATCAAATTTTTGTAAAGAATTGATAAGTGTATCCATTTTATGTTTGCTCTTGGTTACCGAGGCAACCTTAAGTCTTTTTATTTTTTGTTTTTTTTTATTTAACAATAACAAGATACTATTTTTATTTCTCCATTAATAATTTGTATTTTTAATGATTTCATCCATTTATCTAGTTCTGTTTTAGTCAAAGAATTAAAAATTTTTTTTTTATCAATTTTTTGTTTTATATAATAATTTACCATTTCGCTTTAAAATCCCAAAGGGAATCCCAAAGGATTTTTAAATTAATTTTTTAAATGGTAGTAATAATAGTACCAGAGGCATTTCTTAAACTACCATATAAATTATTTTGATTAGTCCATCGAGGATTTTGTTTTGATACTTTTATTCCATGAGTTATACATATTTGTTTAACTTCTGAAAACATAACTCGTTTATTTGATATTTTTAATAAAACTTCTTCAGAGTCATTCCATTGAGATGATTTTTGAACAATCTCAATTATTAATTCGTGTTTTGATCTAGCAATAAATTTCGGCACTGATTTATTAATTATAAGTAATTTTGTGTTATTTGATTGTGCTTGGTCAAAATCTATTTTCAATTTATTCATAAGTTCTAAATACAGACCTTCAGGAATTTCTGAAGAACGATCGTGAAGAACATTCTGGGTATTCATTTTAAAACTTTCAACGTTTTGTTAAAACCCCGAAGGGAACCCAAAGGTTTTTAATTTTTATTTTTTAAATTAACTGTTTAATGTACTCAGATTCAATAAAAATTTTCATTTGTCTTTTACCATGTTTATTTTCAGATTTACTTGTTATGTTATTTTTAATAGAAAATGTGTGGATTCTATGACGATCGGCCATTGTAAGTTCAGGTGGAAGTACGATAACTGTTTTTGCATAAGGATTAAAAAATCCTGCTGTAATAGTTTTAACAATCTGGGATTCAAATGAATTTCTTGATTTAAGAAAATTATTTTTAGATTTAATCCAGTCTTTTTTGAGAATGATAATGTATTGAACTGAAGACATTTGATAACTTGTGATTGGATTTAAATTGTTTATGTGCTTTTTTGTTACCCAAAGGTCTAATGTTTTTTTTTTGTTTTGTAAATTATTTTATTTATTTTTTTGCCATTTACATAGAAATGTTTCTATATCGTCTCCGTTTGTTGTTGTTTTTATATTTTCTGGTAAAATTATATTTTTTTTGTTTAAAATGTCAATAGTTTCTTTTATTTCAACATATTTTAAACCATTGATTTTCTTACATTTTAAATTAAGTAATTTAGCTGCTCTAATTGGGCCTTTTCCAATAATATAAATTTTATCAATTGAAACACCATGGTATCTACAAATATTAGAACTTAAATCATAAATCGTAAGTGCGCCGATATCTCCATATTGTTTAAATAATGACATAGAATTAAAAATTTCTTGAAAAGTTTTATTTTTGTACTCATTTAATTGAATACCGTTAATAATATTTTTCAATAAAGTCTTTCTGCGGCTGTGATTAATTGCTTCTTCAAATATTTTATCCATTTCGCTTTTAAAACCCCGAAGGGAACCCGAAGGTTTTTTTTTAAAATTTTTAGATAAGCCGATAAATAATCTGAACTATTGTTACCAAACTCAATAATCCATTAACCCAAAAAAGTATTTTAATGTATCTGGCCTGTGATACAATTAAAGTATTATATTTTTTAGCATTATCAACGTGATCTTTAATAGAAAGTTCTAAATGAACAATAAAATTTTTCTGTTCATCAATTTTTATTTCTTTATTGTTATAATCAAGTTGGAGATAACGCATACGCTCTTCATTTCTAGCCAATTCAGAGCGCAATTTACTTATTTTATTAACAAGCGTAAAAGCATAAGCAACTGAGTCAAAATCAACTTTTTTGTTTTTTTTATTTTTTTTTGGTATAAATTTCATTAACATTTCGTTGTCACTGTCATCTTCATTTTCACTTTCTTCATCTGCAGACTCGTATGATTTTTTATTGATACCTTCTGTAAGAATTTCTTTACGAAGTTTGTTAAGTTCGGAGTTAGTAACTTCAGTAATCGGTTTTCCCCATGGATCGAGCTTAGGAGATTCCATTAACACTTCGCTTTTTTATAACCCCGAAGGGAACCCGAAGGTCGAAAAAACGTAGTTTTTTGCCGCTTGGCGCGCAAGCGCTAAGGTTTTTTAAAAGTTTAGTCTCGTTTTAAAAATACATAATCTTCCCATCCATTTTTAGCAATAAATTCCATGGTACGAAGACTTAATAATAGACTTTCTCTAGAATGTCCATGGTACATTTGTGATTTCAATACATCAAATTTCTTAACGCTATCAAAACAATTTTTATTTTTTTTTAAAATCTTCCATATTTTTAAATTATCGATAACTTTGTAATCAAAAGTAAGTGCAATTACATTTTCATCTTTTAAAAATGAAAAATCACCTGGAAGATAGTCGTCAGAACGTTGGGTTTTCATTTTAAGCTTTGTGTACCTTTTTGTTACCCAAAGGTCTTATGTATTTATTTTTTTTGTAAAATTGCGCTTAAAAAAAATTTCATTTATGTAAAAATAAAAATATTTTTAGTAAATTTATTTTCAAAATTAATTTTTGCAATAGCTTTTGTTATTTTAATATTTTTTAATAATTTTTGAAATGGTTGATTAATAATTTCATTATCATTTGCAATATGACATATATCGTTAAACTCAATTTCCGATAAATACGTATCTTTATAAATATTTAAACAAAGTATTAATAATTCTCCTTCTGATTTATCAAGAATATCAATTGATATTGTATGAATATCTGTATACATTATCAACTGATTATTTAAACCCCAGTTTAAACCATCATTTATTATACTATATTGAATTTTGCCACGGCATATAGGACATGAATAATTTGGGCAACTTATACATACCCATTTATTTATACATTGTTTACAAAATTTGTGCCCACATTGAATAATTGCTTGGCATTTTAATGGGTCCATACATATTCCACAAGTTTCGTTGTTGTGATCTGAACAATATTCTCCATTTATAATTCTTTTGCACTGTGTACCTTTAAGAGTTTGTCCATTACAACGACCCATTTACGCTTTGCTCGCTTTTGAAGATACCCAAAGGTGTTTTATTTTATACTTAACTTTGCAAGAGAGTCTTCTAAAATTAAATCAACAATTAAAACTTTTTTAGGTTGAGTTAATTTAGAAAAATATTGTGGAATATAAGTTTGGGCATAAGTGGTAGGATTCATTTGCTTGTTTTTTTTTGTTCCCGAAGGAACTTAATTAATTAATTTTATTTAAAATGAAAACAATAACGCATCATCATACGAACAATAATAATATTCATTATCAATTAACATCTTTATTTTATATTTTTTATCTGGACTACAATGTAAAAGTTCAACAAATTCAATATTGTCGCAAATAGACCACTGATTATCTCGTATTGTATTAGATAATGCATTTGCAATATTTATTTTAGCGTCTTTTGTAGTACTGGTAATAAAATGCTTAGTGTGATTAATAAAAAAGTCAGACATTTGTGCTTGATTTACGTGTTTTTTTGGCTCCCGAAGGAACTTTTTTTATTTTTTTTTTATTTTTATTAATTTTTTTATTTTTTATTATTTTTTTTAAGCATCTTCCTCTGATTCGACAAGTTCCACAACAGCGGCCTTGGATTTCTTGGATTTCTTGGGTTTCTCAGCCTTGGCTGGCTCAATTTCTTCCTTTGCTGGAGCAGCACCAGGTTTCTTCTCGATGATCTCAGCAGCCTCCTTGATGTGGCGCCAGCAGAACCAGTGCTCATCAAATTCTTCGGTGGCTGCCATCGCGCAGGGAGCTCCTTTGGCATTGCATCCGAAACAAATGTGCTTTTCGGGAACTGCTTTCACCTTTTTGGGCTTGGATCGCGGAGATTTGTCATCGTCCGAATCGGTTCCCTGAAGATGGCGCCAGACGCGGTCCATGAGCTCCTTCTTGTTGCCTCCGACCTTGAGCCCCTGGTCCTTGCAGTACTGGTTGAGAATACCAGTGGTGCAGTTCCTCAGATCCTCAAGCTTTTCGCAAAGAGTTGGGTCCTCGATTTTGTCATCCTTCTTTGCCTTGTTGGAAACGGGCTTCTTGGAAGGAACTGTTTCTTCAGGAATCGGCTCAGAATAAAGGTGCTTGAACAGAGCAGCGTTGACCTTGTTGATGAGATCAGTCAGCGGTTCCTTCACGGTTTCACTGTCAAGCTCGTGCTCAACAATGAACTCGTCAATGTAACTTTCAATGGAAGCCATTTCTCGAAAGTTTTAAACTTGAAAACTTTGAAGACTTGGTTGATTTTAATTGCCTTTTTGTTACCCAAAGGTCTTATGTAAATTCGTTTTTGTAAAATTAAAATTTATTTTTTAATGAATACCCATCTCTGAGTATTTCGGTCAAAATACTGGGAATAACCAATTTTAGGAGCAGGTGGGCATGGAAGGTTGGTATGAGATTCGCTCATTTGTGCTTTACTTGCTTTTTTGTGACCCGAAGGCCTTTTGTATTTTATTTTTTTTGTATTTTTTATTTTTTTTTGATTTTCATGCTGATTAAATTTTAATCGGAATCAGAATCACTTGAAGAAGAACCGGAATTACTGGAAGAATCAGAATCAGAATCAGAATTGCTCTCAGAATCAGAATCATTTTTGATATTTTTCCAAACGAGTTCAATGAGGTCATTCTTGAGCTGTTTCAAAAGTCCCTTGATTTTGCAATTGTTATCCTTGGCCCACTGAACAAGTTCAGCTTTGGTAAATGCCTTGAGATCAGATTTTTTGACACATTCGGAAATTTTCTTTGGCTTCTTGGGAGCTTTCTTTTCACTTTTCGTAGCTTTTGTGGCCAGTTTCAGTGCTTTGATTGCTTTCTCAAGAGCGACGATCTGTTTGTTGATAGAAGACATATCGCTTGCGCTTTTTTAAGTTTTTAAGTTATATGCCTTTTTGTCACCCAAAGGTCTTATGTAAATTCGTTTTTGTAAAAATTAAAATTTATAAATTTTTGCAAATGGATTAAGGTCGGATCGATAAAAAAAACCTGGCGGTGGATCAATTTTTTTTGGTAAACTATGCGGGTTTTTGTAAGAAAATAAACTTCCGGTAATATTTTTCCATGGATAATTCAAAAATTCTGGATGAAATGTGCTCATTTTGCTAAGTTTATGCCTTTTTTGGTACCCAAAGGTCTTAAATAATTTTGTATTTTTAATGATGGTGTTTCCAACAGCAATAACGTTGTTTATTTTTAGAATCCAATAAAAAATCCGGAATTATTTTACATAAGTCCACATAACATTTATCAGGAGTACCTTGAATTAAATGTTTAATTTTTGGTTTTTCAAGCACAATTTCTCCAGATTCAAGACTGCGGTGAGAATAACAGCATTCTTTATTTTTACGAGAATAGTTGCAACAAGAACGTCCATTTGGCTTAATAACTTGGCAAAAATTAGACATAATTTAGCTTTTACGTGCCTTTTTGTTACCCGAAGGACTTAATGTATGTTTATTTTTGTATTTTTTACCACTCTTGCTTGGCGCATTCGAGGAATTCCGCGGAAATTTCCTTCTTGGCCTTGTTGAATGCGGCAACGCGTTTGCCGTTATTTTGCCTAATTATTTTGATTTTTTCCTGGTGTTCGCTGAGAGCGACTGGGTCAACAACTTCGATAATTTTCTTTGTGCTCACTTTCTTGAGTTTCACTGGTAACTTTTCCAGTTCAGCGCGAAGACGAGCGATTTCTTGGGTTGCTTGCATAAGGGCCATGCAGGTCTGGGTGTAGATTTCGAGAGAAATGGTAGCCATTGAAAGTTGGAAGTTTTGTGCTTGGATTACTTAGTTGCCTTTTTGTCACCCAAAGGTCTTACGTAATTACTGTTTTGAAAAATTTTGTTTACCATTCCAGTTTGGCATTTTCAAGAAATTCGCAATAAATTTCCCAACTACTTTTTGATAATTTATACTCTCTTTTCCACATACCACGAGTCATTACACGCATAACACTGCACACTCAAGCCTAGGGTATTTACCGGTTTTTGAAAAATTTAATTTTACGATGAATGAACGTCAAGTTTATTGCTTAACACTGCACACTCAAGCCTAGGGTATTTACCGGTTTTGAAAATTTTTTTGATGCTCAGATTCCGTAGCCAAGCATGTAAAATGAATAAATGCCTTAAATACTGCACATCAGGCCTAAGGTATTTACGTATTTTGTCAAAATTGATCTTTTTATTGCAACAAGTTGATGAATTTACATGAAAGACTGCATGAAATTAGCTTCAACTATTTTTGCCATATCGCATGCGTGTAATCCATTATCAAAGTTAATTCTATAATTTTCATCTGGTAAATCGTCAATAAAATTATTTGTTAAAATAAAAACAATTGAATTAACTAATTCTCTCCATTGATAGAATTCCCCCATTTTTATTAAAAAACACTTTACTTTAAATTGTATTAAATTGTAATTTTAAACTTGGCATTTACTTTCGGGATAATTTTTATATGAAAATCTATATGGTAATTTATATTTATAATATTCATATTTTACAAAAAGATAGCTAAATAATATAAATAAAATTAACGATATATGTAAAAAAATATCAAAATAAATAATATTATAATTAAAACTTTCAACTTTAAAATTTAATTCTATAATTTTATTTAATATATCGGAATTAGTAATTTTATTAATAGCATTTTTTATAATTTCATCTGCTTTAATAATATTTTCAGCTTTAATATTTTCAGTTTTATTATTTTCAATTAAACTTATAAAATTAAGATGTCTCATTTTATTATTAAAACTGTTAATTCGTTAAGTCAATTTTGGTCTTCGTTATTTAATCCCAATAATTCGGCTATAAACTCATTTAATAAATCCCAAAACTCTTTAAATGTCATTTAAATTAACTTTCCCAAATTGTTAAGTTAATTTAAGTTCTTAGACACATTAAAATACCATATCTTTTAATATTTTGTCTTATTTTATTAATATTTGTCATTGCTGTTTCAAATTTTTTAGTAATTTGCTGTGTCATCATGCGATATTGAATAATATCATTAATAAGTTCTTCTCGTTCTTGAATAAGATTAAGTGATGTATCTCCATTTTTTATTCTATTTAAAATAATATGTAATTTTTGTGTATTTAAAACTTTTTTGGCATTTTCTTGACGAAGTACCTCAAATACATTAAACGAATAAAAAACGGAATACCTAATTCTAATAATTTCAGGAATTATAAAATGATTTACCTCTTTTATTTCAGATATTTTTTTTTCAATAGTATCTACAAATGTGATAAGTTTTTTATTGCTATCACTTTCTAAATTATTAAACAATTGAATTTTACCAGAATAAAATTCACAAAGGGTTGAAAGTTTATCAAATTGGTACGCTGTTGATTTATGAGCTTCAGCCTTAGCGTCTAATTTCAAATAAGTAATTAATGCTAAATTAAATGTATTAATAGCAGTTAAAGAACTTATAATCAATGGTCCATAACTTATATCTTTTAATGCTAATGAAAGTATTGTACATATACTTGAAATACCTATTGTAGGTAACATTAAAGAATATAAACATTGTTCGCAATATGTTTTTGATTCTATATAAAGTATACGCTGTGCTTTAAGATACCATGTTATTAATTCAAGACTCAATGAATAATACGTCATTTGTGACATATATGTACAATTTAAATAATTAGAAAAATCACGATGGTTTTTTATTTCATCTGGTATACTTTTCATAAAATCTTTTTCATGTTCATTTTTAGAAGAATTAAAAGGTTGTGATATATCAGGAGTTTTTTCGAAATTTTGTGTTTCGGTATTTTGGCTATTAAGACTATTGTTAGGTGTATGTGGTTGATGTTCATAATCAGTATAATATTGTTTATCGGTAAGATATTGAGAACTTTGATTTTTTTGTTGAACAAAAGTATATTCGTTAATTAACTGTTTATATATTTTAGACAATTGTTCAACTTCAATAATTCTATTTTTAAAACGTTCATCCGATATATCTGAATGTTCTAATTGTGTTAATTTATAATGTTCTCTTTGTTTTTCTTCTAAAAGTTTATTCATATTTGAGATTTCATTTTCTAGATAATCTTGGCGTTGATGGGTATATACATTAGGTAAAGTTTCTTGGATAAATGTATTAGGTAAAGTTTCTTGGATATTTACACATACATTTGATACATCTTGTACATTCGATAAACTTGGTACATCTGGTACATTCTTTCCCATGAATCTATTTAAGAAATACATATATTTTAACAATATAAAATAAATGTATATATTAACAGTTGCAATTGTTATTTGTTCCGCTGGAATTATGAAATCACTAATACGTATTGATGATAATACTAAAAAAATAGAACGATATACGGCAGAATTACTTGCTAAAACTAAAAGATTGGATTTTATATTTGAGGCTCTTCGGAAGATACAGGAACCACCTTCCGAATTTTAATTTTTTTACGTTTAATGTAACTTAAATCACTTTCAATCCATTTATAAACTTTTATTTTACTTTTACAAGATCCATAAAGTAATGGATTTACATCTCCAATATTTTTAGAGATATAAATATAATACTTAATTTCATTTTTACTTAATTTCAGGATTTTTTTTAATTGTTTAATTGAAAGTTCAGATTTGCTTAGAGCTTCTTCAACTTTATTCATTTTTGAAGATAAATGATATCGTTAATAATAATTTTAAGTTTATTTCTTAAAGTATATTTCTTTTTACCAAAATGAGTACCTGCTGGAATATCAAATGCATCACAAGTTTGTATATATATTTCTTTTAATAATTTTATTGTTTTTGGAAATTTAGTTAACATTTCTCTTTTTCGAGTAATTGGTCCGGTTGTAATAGTTGCCCAACTTTTACCTGGCTCGTTTTTACTCGTAACTACCCCAGCATAATTAAAAAAATCTCTTCCATAATGTAAACTATCGTCGTTTACATTACACGATACATGGACTTTTAATATATCTATTACTTTACTATATTTAACTATAAATGCTTTATTAAAAAATACAGAAACGTGAATATTTGTTAAATTACTTTCTTTTTTTGCCATATTAAATTCATTTTTAGGTATATAATCCCAATTTATTCTTAATGAATACATATCGTTTGACATTTTTTTATCGGCAGTTGTAAAAACTAATTTACCTGAATCTAATTGTAATTGTGTTTTTCCAGTTATTTTATTGATATAATTTTGGATAGTTTTATTTTCAAGTTCTTCATTTCTATTTGAAAAACCAGGATTGTAAAGATAATTATTAGTTAAATTATTAATTACAACGTTATCTGATATATCGGATGAATTTATAAAAGGAATTGAACTATTACCTGAAGTTAATAAAACTGTATTTTTTTTCAATCCATTTATAAAATTATCTTTTTGAACTTGAGAAATTATTTTTTTTTTAATTTCAGCTATATTTTCTAGGTCTTCTTGTAATATCTGCGCAGACATATTATTTAATTTGATTAATAAATTTAATCCTATTTCTTTTTGATGTTTTTCATTTTTTTCATTTTTATATTTATCAAAATCAGTAAAAATACCTTGAAGTAAAAATTTATTTTTACCAGTTAAATTTTTACTAATTAGTAAATTATAAATTTTTATAAAAAAATCTTTATTTTCTGAACGAACTTCAATACCATTATCATTAAAAAACGTTAAATCAATTTTTTCAACTTCTATTTCAGGAACTTTTACCCAATTTTCTAAATCTTCAAGATCATCAAATAATTTTCTTTTTGTACTTTTTAAATCAAAAGGTACTTCACGTGCTTCTCGTTTTTTTCGTATAAGTGGCGGAGGTTTATCTGGTATTTTCAAAATTTCTCTGGGGGTAGTCATTTATAATTACTTTTATTTTAAATAAAAATAATTTGTTAAATAAAATGAGTTATTGTATAGAACTTACTTTTACAATACCTGCTAATACTGCAAGTGCTAATATTAGTTTACCTATATTTAAATTAGATGGTGTTACACATCCAACATGGTCAGGTGGAAATTATATTTATTGGGCAGATGGGATTCCTACAAACAATTATTTACTTACGCATACTTATCCCAATACTCCTGTTCAAACGAGTTACCTTGTCCAAGTAAGTTATCCAACTATTACAACTGATGCCAGAGTATTTAATGGTTCATCTGCAACTTCATGGACAGGAGCACAATTTTTAACAAGTGTAAATAGTTGGGGAACAACTTGGGTTAATTTTACAGGTGCATTTTTAGGAGCAACCAGCCTTACATCTGTTCCTGCTGCACTCCCTACAGGTGTACAATCAACATCAGCTATGTTTAGACAAGCAACTGTTTTTAACCAAAATATTGGAGGTTGGAATACAATTAATGTTAAATATTTTGACGCTATGTTTGCTGGTGCAACTGCTTTTAATCAAAATATTGGAAGTTGGAATACAATTAATGCTGGTACCGGTATATCACCATCAGGTCTAGGAATGAGTTATATGTTTGCTGGTGCAACTGCTTTTAATAATGACGGTGCACCGATGGCAACAGTTGGTAATAGTTGGAATACATCATTCGTTAAAAATATGAGTTATATGTTTTACGGTGCAGCTGTTTTTAATCAAGACATTGGAAGTTGGAATACAATTAACGTTATAACCATGAGTTATATGTTTGCTGGTGCAACTAATTTTAATCAAGACATTTCAACTTGGGATACTCATCTTGTTACTAATATGAGTTATATGTTTAGCTTTGCAACTGCTTTTAATAATGGTAGTTTAACAGATGATCAAGCACATCCAATGACAAGAAGTGGTAATAGTTGGAATACAGTTGCTGTTACAGATATGAATAGTATGTTTTATAACGCATATGTTTTTAATCAAAACATTAACAATTGGAATACAAGTTCAGTTACAAGTATGAATAGTATGTTTAATGGCGCAAATGTTTTTAATCAAAACATTGGTACTTGGAATACAAGTACCGTTACAGATATGAATAGTATGTTTGCTAGTGCAACTGCTTTTAATAATGACGGTGCACCGATGGCAACAGTTGGTAATATTTGGAATACAAGTTCAGTTACAAGTATGAATAGTATGTTTAATGGCGCATCTGTTTTTAATCAAGACATTGGTAATTGGAATACAAGTTCAGTTACAAGTATGAATAGTATGTTTAATGGCGCATCTGTTTTTAATCAAGACATTGGTAATTGGAATACAAGTTTAGTTACAAATATGAGTTATATGTTTTTAAGTGCAACTGCTTTTAATAATGACGGTGCGCCGATGGCAACAAATGTTAACAAGTGGAATACAAGTTCAGTTACAGACATGGGGGGTATGTTTTCTGGAGCAATTGTTTTTAATCAAGACATTTCAACTTGGGATACTCATCTTGTTCAGAATATGAATAGTATGTTTAACTTTGCAACTGCTTTTAATAATGGTAGTCTAACAAATGATCAAGCACATCCAATGACAAGAAGTGGTAATATTTGGAATACAAGTTTAGTTACAGACATGGGGGGTATGTTTAATAGTGCAACTGCTTTTAACCAAGACATTGGTAATTGGAATACAGGTTCAGTTACAACTATGAGTTTTATGTTTTATATCGCAACTGCTTTTAATCAAGACATTGGAAGTTGGGATACAAGTTTAGTTACAGACATGGGGGGTATGTTTGCTAGTGCAACTGCTTTTAATAATGACGGTGCACCGATGGCAACAGTTGGTAATATTTGGAATACAATTAATGTTAATAATATGAGTTATATGTTTAATGGCGCATCTGCATTTAATCAAGACATTTCAACTTGGGATACTCATCTTGTTCAGAACATGGGGGGTATGTTTGCTGATGCAACTGCTTTTAATAATGGTAGTTTAACAGATGATCAAGCACATCCAATGACAAGAAGTGGTAATATTTGGAATACAATTGCTGTTACTAATATGAGTTTTATGTTTTATAACGCATCTGTTTTTAATCAAAACATTAACAATTGGAATACAATTAATGTTAATAATATGAGTTGTATGTTTTTAAGGGCAACTGCTTTTAATCAAAACATTGGTACTTGGAATACAAGTACCGTTACAGATATGACTAGTATGTTTGATAGTGCAATTGTTTTTAACCAAGACATTTCAACTTGGGATACTCATCTTGTTCAGAACATGGGGGGTATGTTTGCTGATGCAACTGCTTTTAATAATGACGGTGCACCGATGGCAACAAATGTTAACAAGTGGAATACAATTAATGTTATAAGCATGAATTATATGTTTAATAACGCAATTGTTTTTAATCAAGACATTGGAAGTTGGAATACAAGTACCGTTACATATATGAATCATATGTTTGCTGGTGCAACTGCTTTTAATCAAGACATTGGAAGTTGGGATACAAGTTTAGTTATAGACATGGGGAGTATGTTTAATAGTGCAACTGCTTTTAATAATGACGGTGCACCGATGGCAACAGTTGGTAATATTTGGAATACAAGTACCGTTACATATATGCATAGTATGTTTAATAGTGCAACTGCATTTAATCAAGACATTGGAAGTTGGGATACAAGTACCGTTACAGATATGAATAGTATGTTTTATATCGCATCTGCTTTTAATCAAAACATTGGTAATTGGGATATAAGTTTAGTTACAAACATGAATAATATGTTGGATTTGTCTGGTATTAATATTACAAATTATAACTTAATTTTAAACGGATGGGGTGGTAATGGATATGCCCAACCAGGTGTTACATTGGGCGCTGATGGATTATTTTATACAACCTCAGGACAAGTTGGAAGAAATTTACTTATTGGTGCGTATAATTGGACAATATTGGGAGATACTTTTTCTGGATCGCCAATTTGTTACAATTTTGGAACAAAAATACTTTGTGTTGTAAATAATGTAGAAGATTATCGTTTAATTGAAGAACTTCAACCAGGTGATCTTGTTAAGACTTATCTTCATGGTAATTTACCAATTGAACTTATTAAATCAAATAAAATGATTAATAATCCAGATAAATGGGAAGATTGTATGTATAGTTTACATTCTGATGGTTTTGATGATCTTATTGTAACAGGTGGTCATGGTATATTAAAAAAAACGGTAAATGAATTAGATCCTGAATGGTCTAAATGTCATCGTTTTTCTAAAATTGATAAACTTTTTCTTCACCGAGCTGCGTTTTGTAAAGATTTTATTAAGATAAATGACCAAAGTGAATATACTTATTATCATTTAAGTTTAAAGGGTAGAAGTGAACGTCAGCGTTATGGAATTTGGGCAAATGGGGTACTTTCAGAAAGTACTTTTAAATCTGAAATGATAAAAATTTTTAAATAAACAAACTTCAACATGATTCATTAATTTTAAAATTTTGATATTTTATTTCAAAAGATAAATTATATCTTTTGAAATATCTTTTAATTTACCGTTTGGTTTTTTTCTTTTTCCAAATGCACTTTGTAATGGTTCCATATGTTTCCATTTTTTTGTGCAAAAATTCATAACTCTACGAACAATATCGATATTTGGATTTAATAATTCATTCATGTTATAAATATCACCTTGTCTATCAATACCTCTAAAAACTTTAATACAATCTGAAGGTAAATTATTAATTGAATTTACAAAAGTATTCCATTCTGGAGTACCTATTACAAAATTACCTCCAAGTTGGTAATGTAAATCATAAACAGCATAACTTTCGTTAAGTAAACGATTATATATTGCTTAACAATTTGCGTTCATTTATATTTAATTATAAATATATTTGTTTTATTTTTTTGAATGTTCTATTTTTACCGACCATGGATAACCTCGAAATTTTTTAGTTTCTCCTGGATATACGGTTCCTCTAGGTCTGTAAAAATCCGCCAATCCAAAATAGTGTACGGTATTTGGTCCTGCTTCAATTACCATATCACCAATTTCTGGATGTCTGTCATATAAAGCTGGATAATCACCTCTTTTATAACAATATTGAATACCATTCCAAGATATTTTTGATTGATATTTGTTGCACCATAATCCGAAAGATGATTTTTTGGGTTTGTTTCTAAAACACATAAACATTAAAATAAGAATAATTATAATTATTAACATATAAGAATTGTTCATTGTGGTTTATATATAAATTATATAAATTATATAATATTTTAATTTTAATAAAAATGTAAATTTTAATAAAAATGTAAATTATTAATTGAATTTACAAAAGTATTCCATTCTGGAGTACCTATTACAAAAGCACCTCCAAGTTGGTAATGTAAATCATAAACAGCATAACTTTCGTTAAGTAAACGATTATATATTGCTTGACAATTTGCGTTTATTTATATTTAATTATATTTTAAATTAAATAAAATTTAAATATATAAATGACAGAACCTCAAAAACCACAAGTGACTTTAAAAGACTGGCACCCCCAACAGGCTAAATTATTACAAAGTTGGGCTGAAATTGCATCAAGTTATCGTTGGATGCATAATCAAGCATATATGATATACAAAAAGAAAAATATGTGGTTTATGCTTCCATTAATTATAATGAGTACTGTAACTGGTACTGCTAATTTTGCACAAAGTACTTTTCCAAGTTCAATAAGACCATATGTTCCACAAATAATAGGAGCCATAAATTTAATTTCAGCTATTATGACAACTATTTATCAATTTTTAAAAATTTCGGAATTTATGGAATCTCACAGGATAAGTTCCATAAATTACGGAAAATTGGCAAGAACTCTTACAGTTGAACTTAATTTACCTGTAAAGGATCGAAGTTCAGGTGGAGCTGAATGTGTGAAAGTTTCGCGTACAGATATAGATCGATTAATTGAACAAAGTCCAGCTATACCAAAAAGTGTTCTTTTATTTTATGCACAGCAATTTACAGGAAAAGGTTTAGCTGAACCTGAAATTGTTGTAATTAATAAGGTAGATATTTACACAGATACCGAAAACAATACTGCTAATACGGTTGCTGAAGCAGGATTAAAATTAAAAAATTTACTCAAAAAGCCATTATTTAACGCGAGTAACAACAGTCCATTGGCAAGATTAAAGGAAAATATGATTGAAGAATTAAAAAATTTACCTAAAATAGTTTCGAAAACTGATTTAAATTCAAATTTAAATAAATTACCGACTAATTTTTTTAAGCAACCCATACCTTTTCCGAAGGATATAAATTTAATTCCTGAAATTATTGTTAATATAGAACCAGACCTTACTGAACCTGAAGTTAATTTAATAAAAATAATTGAACCTGAAATTAATTTAATACCTGAACCAGACGTTACCGAACCTGAAAGTATACAAGGTATACAAGGTATACAAACTGACATTGAATTACTTAATAGTTCCAAGTTAGTAAGTTCAAATTTAAATAGAAACTAATGTTTTAATATCGCGAATTACTTGTTTTAACCGTTTACTTAACTGTTTATTTGATTTCGACCGCTTTCTTTTATAAAATTTAATTTGAAAGTTTGGAGCATCTTGTTGATTTTTGAATGCAATTTCTTGAGCATTTTGATTAACTATTACATTACTTTTGAACTTACCGGATACTACTTTTGAACGCATAGAGGTTTGTTGTTGAGCAGAAGCGATTTTTGCTGCAATTTCTTGTTTTTTGTTTGTTGCTTGCTGAGCTGCAATTGTCGCTTGTTGGGCTTTTTCTGCTGCAATTTTAGCTTCTGCCGCAGCTTGTGCTGCAGCTTGTGCCTTTTTGGCAACGTTATCTTTAAATTTATCAATAGCTAAACCTGATCTTGCAGCAGTTTGTTGCTGCCCAGAAGCAATTTTGGCTACACTTGCCGCTTTGGCTGCATTTTGTTGAGCTAAAATTGCTTTTTTCTGAGCTTCTGTTGCAATTCGTTGAGCTTCTTCGGTAGCAATTCGTTGACGTTCCTGTTCTTCCTGCATTCGTTTAGATTCAGCCGCAATTCTTTGACGTTCTTCCTGAATTCGTTTAGATTCAGCTGCAATTTGTGTAGCTTCTCTTTTTTGTTTAAGTCTCTCTGATACTCTCGTTGCTCGTTGCTTTGTTTGTGCTGTTGCATCTTTAAATTGGTCAATAGTATCTGAACTAAGATCAGATTGACGTTGGCGTTGAAAGTCTTCAGAAGTAATACGTTCAATTGTTTTTTCATCGGACACTGAAAGTTTGCCATTAATCGGAAACATTGCTCTTATTTCGTTATCAGTTTTTCCTTTTAAAATACTTTTAGAACTTATATTTTTCCATTGGCTTGATAAATTTCTTTGTTGAGTTTTAACCTGACTAGCTGAAATTTTACCGACTGATATTTTTTTTAATAAAAATTCTCTGGCTTTTTGATTAGCCATTTCAGTTTGTCTATCAACTTTCGCGGTATTTTTAATAGATTTTGCCATGTCGTATCTTTCTTTTTCTAATTTTTTTCTTGCTTGGTCTCCAAATTTTCTTGGCATTTATTTTAACAAATATTTTATATCGCTGTTAATTTGTTTAATAATATTTTTATAAAGTATATTTTTTGCAAAGTTAGCTTTTTGTCTAATAGTTTTATTTTTTGAACGCTTTGCCTCATTGATACACTTTAACGTAACTTTGTCACCAAATCCTTTTGATTTACACCAACGTTTAAACGAACCAGTAGTTCCTTTTTGTTTTTGTTTTTCGATAGCTTGTTGAATCCAGCGTTTTTTACCAAACCCTCCTTGATTTATATGTAAAACAGGAAATAAAGGATTAACATTAAAAGGGGGTCTTGTTATATGAGGGTTTACCATTGTAGGAATAAAATTATTCCAAAATTGTTTTAATTTATAAGAACGTAAAAAAAATTTTAAAGAATTATCATGAAATTCACCAAAATTTTCGGAACCTTCTATTACTATAGTACTTGGTATCATTATAGATGATTTGTCAGCAGCTACTATATCATTTAAAATGAAAAAATTATTATAACTATTATTATTTGTTATTATAAAAGGATTTGGAGTTATTACATTTTGACCATATAAAAAACCATATTTTTCAGTATTATCTATATTTAAATCATATTGCAATGGATTTGAAAAATTAAATTTACCATTTATAGCACTCCAAAAATTTAAAATTTTAATATAATCAAGAGCGGTTTTATAAATACGATAACTTATATTTTGTATTGTATTTTGGTTAAAACCAATAAAAGTATTAATATTTGCAATTGATAAAGTTTTTGGAATTAACCCAAAATTATCACTGTTAAAATTAGGTAAATTATGATATTTTAAAAAACAATTTATTGTTAATGTTGTTTGTTTTGGACCCTGTGTAACATCATATATATTAGGTCTTCCATTTAAAGTAAGATCTATAATATTTGGTATTAATAAAGTTGTACCATTACCAGTTCTTACATTAAAAAATATATTATAATGTATATCGGTTCTTACATAATCTATTTGAGAATTATTTGGTAAAGAACGTGTTTGGTCATCTTGTACTGGATTATTTATCATAAATGGAGATAGTGTTTTTCTAATATTATTATTAGCAGCAGCTCCGTCTAAAATATCAATATCAGATGTAAAATAATGATTCCAATTATTTGGAGTATTTATATTTTGAAAAGGAACTGTATATAAATTAGTTAATACATTAGGGTTTGCTGTACTAATAGCCCCACGTCCAGTTCTCTGTGCTATTACTAAATTATCTCTTAATCTAATGTTTGGATTAAAATTTCCAATAATTATAGGATCAGGTGGATTTGATGTTAATAAATTATTTATTGTAGTTTGGTCCGCAATCGATAAACGATTATAATTATTAGTTTCTACTGAATTATTTGGAAAGTTATATGTATTTCTACCTGTTCGAATAGGTGGTTGTTCATATGTTATTGTACTATTTAATATAGCGGTCAGTGGATTAATTTTTTCATTACTGGATAATGCATCAACTCCTATAAAATAACTTCTATTTGTTCCATTAATAATATTATTGTCATTAATATTACGAATATTATTGTTACTATTAACATGTATTAATGTTTTTATTAATTGATCATTATTTTTTGAATTATCATTGCCAAAAATAGTACGTTTTAATCTTTTAAAATCTATTTTTTGAATACCCATTATAGCAGATAAATATTCACTGTAAAGATTTATAACATCTGGATTATTAAATTGATCTGAAATATTATTTTCAGAATATATTGTTACAAAATCTATACGTGGATAAATTGTTATAGGTACTTGTTGTCTAACAGCCGCAATTGATAATATATTATTAGTTGGATTTAATATAAAATTAAATATTTTTGATTCAAGATTCGTAGGTGTATCATTAGTATATTGTAAATATTCTTTTGATGTATATGTACAATTTGGCCATAAACCGTTATCATTATAATCTCGTTCTAATAATTGAGGAGATCTATCTCGATTAGCATCAAAATCAATTCCTACATTTTCAAAAATTTGGTTTAAAAATATAAAATATGGATTATTTTGATTATAAAATCCGAGAATTGTTGGATTTGTATAAATGTTACCTAGTGTATATAATGGTAATAATGGGAATTGTTGTAATGGGGTAAATCTTTGTAAAACGCAGTATAAATCTGTATGCATTTGTGTACATAATTGTGATTTTTCAACAGTAGTCATAACTCCATTAAAATCATGTCTATAATCAAGATAAAATTGTATAGAATAACAACAATACCATTTTAATTGTTTTAGTGTAAATAAATCATCAAATACGGGATAATTATTTAAATTTCTCCATAAACCATTAATCCTAAGTTGAGTTTGAATTTGATTAAGATTAGGTAATGGATCAGAATATTGATTTATAAATCCATAATTTTCTAAAAATATTCTATATAAATCTATATCTATACCTGTACCCGGTGTACCTGGTAATATATTGTAATCACATCCATCAATTTGTTGTGCTAATTGATGTAGAGGAAGTTGTTGTGGTGTTAAATTAATAACAGGTAAAGAAGCGAGAGTTGTTCTTTTTGCTCTTGTTTTTTTTACTTGTCCTGGAGTTGTTGTTTTTTTTGCTTGTAGTGATGCGGTTGATGCTCTTTTTGCTTTTAGTGGTTTTCTTTTTCCTTTTTGTCCAAAAGAATTAAATTTATCGGAATCCATTTTAAATATTAACAATATTTAAAATGAATTACAATTATAAAATTTTTACTGATGGTGGTTCTCGGGGAAATCCGGGCCCATCTGGTGCAGGTGGAGTAATAGTTGATCCCCAGGGTAATACTGTTGCTGAAATTAGTGAATTTTTGGGTATACAAACAAACAATTATTCAGAATACCAGGCACTCCGTTTAACTTTGGTAAAAGCTATTGAACTTGGTATACTCGACATTGACGTTTTTATGGACTCCAAGTTAATAGTTGAACAACTTGAGGGACGTTGGAAAATAAAAAATGAAAATTTAAAAGTTATTTATCATCAAATTAAAGAACTTTTAAAGTCATTTGAAAAAGTAACTTTTAAACATATTTATAGACATTTTAATACACATGCGGATTCTTTGGCCAATAGGGCCATGGATCTTAATTAACTTTTTTCATTTTTTTTTTATTTTTTTTCAGTTTACACATTTTTTTTAATTTACTTTTTGAAATTTCCTTAACAGTTTTAGGAGTTTGTGAAGTAACTCTTACAGAAGGTCTACAGTAAGGATATTTTGTAGTACTTTTAGCACAAGATGCATATTTACCATTTTTTTTAACACATACATTTACCCATTTTTCTTTAAACCACCGAGTTAACCCTGTTACATTTGCTTTACCAAATTTAAAAACTTTGTATTTACCTCCGCGTTTTTTATATTCCTTTACCACTCTCCCAGATGCATATGCGCTTGGCCATACTTTTTCTTTAGATTTTATTTTTTTAAGAACCATTGCATAAAGTTTTTTATTTACTGGTTTTGATTTACCACGCGAGCTTTTACCAAAACTTAAACTTTTA